AAGCACGCGGGCGCGAAGTGGCCGACGAAATCGCGCGCAGGGTAAAGCAGGAATACAAAAGAATCAAAGCACTGAAAGGACCGCAATGAAAGATCGCGCGGACTATCAGGCTAACAAGGAAATTTCAGTTTTTGCGGCGTCTCGAATCATCAAAGATGTTGCGCGAGGCGAGCTGAAAAAGCGGGCAGGCCACAAAGATTTGCCGTTGTGCATGTGGCTTCAATGCGTTCGCGTCAAGAACGACAGCCGCATAGAAACCCTTCTTGCGAGCGATGAGGAATGCTTTATGTGGATCTGGAACACATGGGGTGCCTCATCAAGCGTTACGGCGCATCGACTTGCAAAAAAATACCGAATCACCTACGTGCAGCACGCTTGTTTGCGCTCCTATCTTTCCACCATGTATAGAGGCCACAGCAAGTATGAAAGCGAAGTATTTCAGAACTACGCGGGCATTTATGGAGAGCCAATTAACAGCGCCTCTGCTAGATCAAGTCTCTACTATTTTGCCGAAGTCCAGCGAAAAGCTGGCTTTGTAAACAGGCATCTGCCTTTGCGAGTTTTATTAAGTCCTGTCGTGACTTCATTAATTTTGTCCCACCAACTAAGGAGTGTTATCAATGAAAGCGCCAAAAACAATGCCAGAACTGCGCGAGGCTCTCGCGTACATCATGGCCGGGTCGATCAACGGGGATGTGAAGCTGGACGAGGGCCGATTGGCGCTGAATGCAGCCACCCGAATCATTGAGTCGGTGCAAGCCGAAACGCGCGCCCGTGCGCTCGCCTTTGCTACGCATCAGACGATAGATGCGGCCATGCCGCTGACCACCGCAATGCACTCACAGGCGCAAATTGCTGACGCCACCAAGAAGTAAAGAAAAAGCCCCTGACGCGCCAACGTCAGGGGCTTACTGGTTTCAATCAAGTCGCCAACCGATTGTAACTTGGAGTGTGCATGACTGAAAAAACCACTATTGAAGAAACCTACAGTCGGGCGGGCAACACGTCAAACCTGGCCGTGGAGGCTGACCGGCGTGGTGCTGGTGACGTGTTGATCGCCGCAGGCATGGTGGGCCTGAACCCATCCAAAAGCCTGGGCATGTCTCTGATGCGCCTGCACAGCGAGTTTGACAGCGCGGCCCGGCTGCGCGAGGGCGCCACCGCCATTGATATTGCTTTGCTGGCCGCCCGACTGCGCAAACTGCCCGGTGTGGTGGGTCTGGTAACCGAGCGCGCCGCAGTCTGGGGCATGGAGCAACCCAAGGACAAAGCCTTGGCCGTGGTCCTGTGGTGGCTGGACAAGCGCTGCAAGCGCTGCACTGGACGCCTCTACGAGCGAATCCCCGGGAGCCCCGGACTGAGCAACATCCGCTGCAGGTCCTGCAATGGCACGGGTGAGGCTCATCTGCCGCACGGTAGCGACGGCCGCAGGTTGGTCAACTACATGGACGCCAGCCTGCACGCTGGGCGCGATGGGCTCAAAAAAAGGCTGCACAACACCGGCAATATGTGATAATGCCGCCGTGGATGGCAGAGGCAGCTTCTCCTCTCGCGCCACGAATCTCTGCCGCAATGCCCGAGCCCACGGCCCGCACAGGTAGCCATCTCGGGACGACCGCGCGGCAGAGGTGCCTCTCCAAATTCCCAAACCCAGCCCGCGCGGCACACCTCCAGCATTCCCAACCGCTGGCTCTGGTGGCCTGTGACTGGCCCTAGCACTGGTGGGCAAACCAGCGCCACCGAACACCCCCAAGCTACACACGCTGCTCTCCCGGCGATGCTTGGGGGGTGAGTCGGACAAGCTAAAGGACACATCATGCTTAGAGCAGTAGCGAATCCACTCGCAAGCGGCGCACTGCCGTCTAACGTCACCAGCGCCAGCCTGAACAGCATCACGCCGGCAGGTGGGGCGCTTGATGTAAACGGTATTGTTGAAGCCGACTCGTACAAAATCGGCGGCGAGTTTGTTGTTCGTGCCCAGCCGGTTGCTGGAAACTACTTCCTTGGCCGCTCTGGAAACCTGACAAACACCGGCTCAGGCAATACGGGCGTGGGTGACTTGGCCTTGAGCGCACTGACAACCGGCGTTGACCACACAGCAGTGGGCTCTGGGGCGCTCCAGAACATCACGGGCGCGGTGGGCAATACGGCAGTTGGGCGGCTGGCACTGAACGTTGCCACCACTGCCACGAACAACACCGCGCTTGGGGATTCGTGCCTGCGTCAGACAACCACCGGCAACTTAAATGTCGCAGTTGGGTACACCACGATGGATGCCAACACCACCGGGCAGTACAACACTGCGGTTGGCGCGGGGCCACTAAGGGCAAACACCACAGGCGAAAGCAACGTCGCCATCGGCCGCTCGGCCATGTTTCTGAACACCACCAGCAGCCTGAACACGGCCGTGGGTGACCTCGCCCTCTATTTCTGCAACGCAGGCGAGGGAACGGCTGTAGGCGCGCTCTCGCTGTACCAGGCAACCGCCCGACGCAACACAGCGATTGGGACATATGCCGGTTTCGCCATCACATCCGGCGAATCAAACACTTTTATCGGTTACGACTGCGGCAGCACCAGCCAAACAGCCACAGTAAGCCGGTCGATTGCTATTGGCAATGGAGCATTCACCACAGCGGATGACCAGTGCGTCATTGGCGGCAGCAACATCACTGAAACAAAGCTGCGTAACGTCTCCGTCACCGGCGCTATTAGCGCCACTACCCGCGTCAATTACCCGAGCTTCACAGTAGCCACCCTTCCCGCAGTCGGCAGTGCTGGCGGAAATATCTACGTCAGCGACGAATCGGGCGGCGCGCAGCCTGCTTTCAGCGATGGCACCAACTGGCGTAGATACACCGACCGCGCTGTCGTCTCTTAAGGAATCATCATGGCACTCACTGAAAAAACCACCCCCTACGAATTCCTGGCCCGACTGACCGACGGCAAATTGACCGGCGCACACGTTGGCTTCCGCACGCAGATTTTGCGCGATGGCGTAGTCGTGAGCGATGTCGCAGAGCCGGTGCAATCCGTGGCAGTCGGCACAAAGGCAGGCTTCCCGCTTGAAGACGTTGTGGGCGAGGTATGTGCCGCTGCGCTGCTGAAGGTGGACGAGTTGACCGCGCAACTGGCTGCGGCAAACGCAGAGCTTGCAGCGGTACGCGCCGCAAAGGAACCGGCATGAAAAAGTCCAAAGGCAAGAAGCCGCCGAAGAAGTGCTAGCAGGCACTAACAAAACATGAGGTCGGCAACTCCGCAAGGTGCCCGATACAGATATGACAGAACCGAAAAAAACGGGCAGATTCGGAAAAGGCAACCCAGGTAAGCCCAAGGGCGCTATCAGCAAAACCACCAAAACGGCCAAGGAGGCGATTGCGCTGGCCGCCGAGGGGTTAGGGGGCGCTGACCGTCTCGTCGCTTGGGCGCAGGAAGACCCACTCAATGAGCGTGCTTTCTGGTCGAGCATTTATCCGCGCCTGCTGCCGCTTCAAGTAACGGGTGAAGGCGGTGGCCCGATTCAGGTGTCACAGATTCAACTGGTGGCGATGAGGGCGAATTGACCGCCGTTGCTGTAGAGCTTCCAGAAAAGCTCATCCCGGTATTTGAAGGCGAGGCGGATGTAAGAGGCGCACACGGTGGGCGGGGGTCGGGGAAGACCCGCAGCTTTGCCAAGATGATCGCAGTACGCGGTTATATGTTTGGCAAGGCCGGGATTCACGGCCAGCTAGTGTGCGGCCGGCAGTTCATGAACTCGCTGGAGGATTCCAGCCTTGAGGAATGCAAGCGGGCGATTGAAGACGAACCTTGGCTGGCCGCGTACTACGAGATAGGCGAAAAGTACATCAAGAGCCGCGACGGTCGCATCTGGTTCACGTTTGTCGGCCTTGACCGTAACGTCGCCAGCATCAAATCGAAGGGCCGGATTCTTATCCTGTGGGTTGACGAGGCCGAGCCGGTAGCCGAATCCGCATGGATTGTTGTCATTCCCACGCTGCGGGAAGAAGGCGAAGGCTGGAACGCCGAACTGTGGGTGACGTGGAACCCGAAGCGCAAAGGCTCTGCCGTTGAAGCACGGTTCCTGAACAACCCTGACCCGCGCATCAAGATTGTCGAACTGAACTGGCGCGATAACCCGAAGTTCCCGGCAAAGCTGGAGCGCGAGAGACAACGAGACTTAGCCGAGCGGCCCGAGCAATACCCGCATGTGTGGGAAGGCAAACACGCAACGGTCATTGAGGGCGCTTACTTTGCCAGCCACTTGAACCAGGCCCGCGCAGAGGGCCGAATCGGGCGGGTTCCGGTTGACCCGCTTATGTCGCTGCGGGCGTTTGTGGATATTGGCGGCACAGGTGCAAAAGCTGACAACTTCGTCATCTGGATAGCGCAATTTGTCAGCAAAGAGATACGAGTCCTAGACCACTACGAAGCGCAGGGCCAGCCCATCGGCGCTCATCTGGCTTGGATGCGGTCTAGAGGCTACTGCGATGCGAACAAGCCGCAGATATGGCTACCGCACGATGGCGACACGCAGGACAAGGTGATTGACGTCTCCTACCGCAGCGCGTTTGAGGCGGCTGGTTACGCGGTCGAGGTCGTGCCGAATCAAGGCAAGGGCGCGGCAATGATGCGCGTCGAGCGGGCGCGAAACCTGTTCAGCCGCATCTGGTTCAACGAGGCAACAACTCAGGCGGGCATTGACGCCATTGGCTGGTATCACGAGAAAAAAGACGAGAAGCGCGACATAGGACTAGGCCCTGACCACGATTGGGCGAGTCACAGCGCGGATGCGTTTGGCCTGATGTGCATCGTCTATCAGGAGCCGCAAGCCAGCCAGCCCCTGAAGTACCCAACACTTAGCACAGCATGACAAAAACACGCATGACAGACGATGAGCTAATCGCCATCGTTGACCAAGAGATGCGCCAGGCGCTGGGCTTTGATGGCGACAAGCTATCCGAGATGCGCCGCAAGGCGATGTATTACTACTTGGGTGAAGCTGTCGAGGAACTGGCCCCGCCGTCGATTCCGGGTCGTTCGCGCGTTGTGTCTACGGACGTGCGCAACACCATCGAGGCCATGCTGCCGCAGTTGATGGTGACGTTTACCGGTGGGGATTCCGTGGTCGAGTGTGAGCCGACCCAAGAAGACGACGAAATCAAGGCCAAC